TCAGTTTACATCATTTGATGTACCCTGACCTTCATTTGTTAATGGTTTGTTAGCTCTATACAAAATGGCACACATAATGAACACAAACCGGAAAGCTTCAGTAGACTGAGCCAAACTGCCCTTATCAATTAGGTAGTCGTGAATTCGGATACTCACCCATCCGTTTTCACCTAGGGGGCGGGTAGTACTAATCTCCTTTGATTCGAACTCACTACTCTCAGAAAGAGCTAGATTATTAGCCCAATATTGTTTGCGGTCAGTATCGCTTTTTCCAATTGCTGACCCATGAAGCCAGTTTATTGTTAATTGTTCATTGGGAATGTTAAGGAGGGACATGGATTCAAGGAATAGTTTGGCGAGCTTGGGTGTTTTGAAAACCATTTCGTTGGAGGATGCTTTTGCATTTTCTATGTAGGTGCTGATTAGAAAATCATAATGGTCATAGTGCTTTTGTTGTAGGTGCAGAAGTCGCTCAGCGAAGTCCTCTGCAAGTATCATACCTAAATTAGTGGTAGGTCTTCTTGGGCAGAGTAGTCTTTCGCCCGTTTTATCTGAAACCATGAATCGATGTTTAAAGCTGCTATGTCGTCCTGAATGACGCATCATGCTAACGATTGAAGCATGCTTAACTAACTGCTCTGCTTCTATGATAGTGAAGGCATGTCGTTCAGCCAAGTCACTGAGCGGTATATTATCATGGCTGTGTGAATAAAGGAGTTTCCAGGCTCGGAGAATGAAGGGGTAAGCAGTGTTTATATTTTCTTTTTTGTCTGCTGATAGGGCTGAACCTTTCTTTTTATTCAAAAGCGCTATTTTATGAGCGTGCTGCTTTCGTGCTTTATTCAGGAGCCCTAACTCACCATCTTTGTTTAACAGTCTATAAGTGGAAGCTTGGGACATACCAGATGCCCTGATCCATAATTGTTTATCTATGGGTTGGAGGTGCTTATTTAGGGCATGGTGCAACATGATGTCGCACCAATGAATATAATGTTCTAGTGTCATTGCTGAGCTAGCGTGACCAAGTTGGGCGGTGGATGCATACAAATGCTTTCTTGTTGGGTGGTCATGCTGGCACACAGTGTTCTTAAACGCCTTTGATTCACCAAGCCAACCAAGTGTCTTCTCCTGATGAGCAAAGAATTTCTCTGGAACGCCATGATCTGCGCACATCAAACGTAATATGTTCCACGAAGCACATGAATGTCTAAGGCTATGAAACCGCACAGTTTCATCACCTGTGGCCAACCGTAGCGCCTGATGTATGGCTGGAAAAATTAACTCTTCAGGAACGAAAACAAACCGCCTGTTTGGAATGCTAAAAAGAAACGGAGAGTATTTCCGTCTCTCTTGTTGCAAGGTTCGATTTTTGACCCAGTCTAAAAAAAGGCCCATTTCATAATCATCTAAGTAGGCATAAAGCAATGCCCTGCGTTTTGAGCTAGGGCTTTTCAAACGTCTTGCGGCATGAGGGCGCACAAGAGCTTCGGTTAAAGCTTGCCCTTGAATATCCATCAGCCTGAGCTTTAAAACTTCGCTGCGGCGTAAGCCACATCGAAATGCGATAATAGTCATAAGCTTTGCAATCTTTGGTAAATCGGGGTGTATTAATTCCAAATCGCTTGCATCTAAAAGTTGAAGTGTTTTCTCATACTCTTCAATTGAGATAATGTTTGCGTCCACGTGAGAAAGGGTGTTATTCAAACCGAGTATCGAGTTGTCCAGTTCGGGAACTTGGTAAGTGAGAGCGAGGTAGTGGTGAAATTCACGAAGAGCGCGCGCAATATTACGCCTAGATTTATCTTCATCTTCTAAGATTTGAATATATGCTTCTTCAAAGGCCTCAATATTGAAGGTAAGCACATCTTGGTCCCCTACGGCGCCATAAATACGGCTAGATGCGCGACTGAAATAGGTGCGAATAGTGCTGATGCTCAGCCTATTGCTAAATTTAGAACCGTGGGCAACAAGGTGCCTTACCCAGCCTAGCATGTAAGTTGCGAGAGGTAATGAGCCTTCTTTAGGTTTAATATCTTTAAGGGCATCTTGAGCGTCACGCAGTGTGACTTTCCGCAAGGCGCTACGTATCTCTTTGTCCCAATCCATAAGTCCAAAATCTTCAAACGATTCTTCGTTACAGTTCTGAGTTATGTCTAATTGTGGTTGCTCATCTTCTAGTAAGTTTTCTGTACCCTGTAAGCGGAGCCAAGCGCTGCGTTTAAGTGAATGAGATATATTTTTACGGGTTGCATACTCAGCTATAAACATTGGTAGCTTTAGTTCAATGCCAAGAGCGATAGCATCAATAAGTTTTGTTAAGCTCTTTGGTGCCTTAGACTCAGCCTCAGTCTTAGATTCTTTGAAAAAGGCTCTGATATAATACCAGGCTGTGCTAGTAGTATTTTCCGGAATAGTGATGTCGTTTCTTAGGATCAACATTTCTGACAGCGCATCTGGAAACCACCGTCGATACTCTTGATTTTCTCTGCCATTCCACCGAATAGAAAGATCGATGGAGCTAATGTCATTAGCCAATAATAGTGGCGTATTTAGTTGCTTGAGAAGCGCCTCTACAGAGTTTTTATCCAGTAGCCCGCCCCGCGAGATTGCGCAAGTTAATATTCGTCCAACTTTGGCGTTATCACTTAGCGGCAAGTTTAACTGAATTGATTTTATAACAGTTTCCGCCCAAATTCTTCCGGGCTTTAGTGCGTGAAACCGTTGAAACTTGAAGGGGTTTTTTTCGCGCTTTACGGTTATAGGAATGGGTACCGCGGGAAGCGCCCAGATTTCATCTATATTGCCTTTATCGATAACTAATCCGAGTACCGTAATAATGTCCTTATATGCTCCTTTGTTTTCTTCTTTTGCAAAGATGCGGTCAATTAAATCTAGGATGTGTTTTTCGGTGATTGTACTTGCCCTTTTCTTTTTTCCTTGTTCATTAAACTCTGGGTACAAATGTTCATTTGTGAGGATGTAAAATGAGGTTTCATTAAGGTTTGATAGAAGGTGCTGAATTAGGCTATCAAGAGCTTTAAGATGTTTGTTAGTTAGGTTGCGCCTGACAGTGCTCCAAACAGCGTGCATATATGAGCTTTTGTTTTTAATTGGGTTCCAAATAAGATTATCAATTGAATTCATAGCGAGATAAGACTCTTTTTAGCCTGCCATCCAAGTTCATGTAAGATTTTCGGTATATGGTTAGTGAGTTCGAATGCAAAATCTGCATAGGAAAATGAAGAGTGTTTGCTCCATGGTTCTTCCCCTCTCGACCAATGGCCCATAAAGCAGTTTATAGTCTCCAACGAGCAGCCTTGCTCTTGTAATACCGTTCTTAGGTAACGACGATTTACATTTTGTGGTAGCGGGAAAGAATTTTCAGTAACCATTTGAAGGTTTTTTGGCTTGAGTGGAACAGTTGAAAAATTATCTTTAAGTAAAAACATATAATGTTGAGGGCAATCTGTAGGCCCATGTAAGACAAGAATGATGTCTAGGATAGTAGCTTGATGCATCTCGTAATGTTTTAGTTGTTGCTGAACTATATTAGGCACCCAAGCCAGCCTAGAGTTGTAGTTATCCGCATAATCTTTATCTGAGATAACAGTAAACCCTGTTTCTGGATCAATATCATCAAGACGTATATATGGGAAGCTAGTAGCCCGGATTCCGGTAGCAAAACAGATCATTTTTGATGTGTAGGCTGTATATACATTATGATAACGGACAAGAGACTTCAAGTACCTCGCTGACAACGGCGTGGATACTTCTTCCTTTAAGCGAAGGACCATATCTTTGATAGTGCTAGCTTTTGGGCAAAAATCACTACCAATGTAAATGTCTTTAAGCGGGGGATGGTCTGTTTCTTTTGCAGTAGGAGGATTTTTGCCCAACTCTAGGTAAATACTTTGAAACGCGCTCGTAACTGCTTGTGAATATAGTTGGCGAATATCGATCATTGATGGTGTTGCATAGTGCAGTGATGACTGAGAAAGTCGGTGGGGAGTATTCGTGATCAGAGAGGCGCTAGTAACATCACCGCAAGTTTTATCGAGAATAAGGTCGAATAGAAAATTGGAAATTTTACTCTCAGTGATACGATGACCATCTGGTAGCTCTCTTATAAGGGTTTTAATGGAAGTTTGGTATTTCTTTAGGTTTGATGGTGAAAATAGAGGTTGGCCTGGCGCAGTTCCCTCAAGTTTTGTTAAAAATGATCCAATACTAAAGATATCAGGTAAGAATATTTCATCTGATTTAAACCGAGTTAAATCAACTTGTAACTTGTTCGGCTGAAGCTTGCGGTCAATTAAATTATTGTGTAATCGCCAGTCGTGTTGATCAGAGATATAAAGTAGTTCGGAATTATCAATGTCATTTTTAGATAATATTTTTGTTTTTAATGCACGTTTGAGTGTGCTGCCCGTCCATAGCATTATCATAATCAAGACGATGGTTTCTAAAACTAATCTGCCACCAGGCTCAGAACTTTGGTTTTGAATGACGCTTCTGAATTTGTCGCTGCAGTGCGTAACAAGTTGTGTTATTTCCCAGAGTGTGCCCCCTGACCATCGACTCAGATGCAACTGGTTGGCCATTGTAATATGCCGAATGGCACCCCTAGCAGCCAAGACACGCGTTAAATATGGGCGGGTATCAGCTTTGCCTGAGCTAACAAGGTAGGTGTCATTACCTGTGCCAACTTCGGAAATCGACATGTCGATATTTTCATATTTACTCAAATCAACATGTCCGCGCATTTGTGTAATATTAATGGCATTTTCTTCGGCATCATCAGGGTATTCAAAATAAAGAGGGAGCTTTGATAGCGTAGGTGATAAATGAGTGAATCCATCATGGTTTACAAATTTAAACCGCCCTCTATTACCTCCTCCCCCAGATCTATCGTTCGGATCAATTCCTGAATATACGTAGCCAAAGAGTCGGCCCAATTTGATAGTGGTGTCGTACTGGCTTTCATTTTTTGAGTTGTAGTGCTTATCTGCTAAATAAACGCCAAACACCAAGTTGGTGTTATAAATGAGCGGCAGTGGCGCTAATTCTTGACGGTATGCTTTCAAAAGAACTTTCTCTTCTAAGCGCATAAGGTCAGCTACTTTGGTGTACGCGCCCAAGTCCCGAAAAAGTTTACAGGATTCTTGAACTGAGCTATTTCGGCTGCCTAGTATTGAGTTGTTACCGGCAAAACTTTCATACTCCTCTAAAGATGTGTGGTCGCGCATTAATTTCGCATGCCCTAGAAGGATGTGGACTCTTAGGTGTTGGTACAATGAATCATAAGTATCTGTCTCATGGCCATTTACTAAGGAACAATATAGTGGGTTCCGAATCAATCCTTTTCCAAAAAGAGGGTGCTTAGACTTCTGAGGCTTACTTTTATCAGCATCAAGAATATGCGGTCCAATAATGGCAGCTAGTGCGACTCGATATTCAATAATGAATTCCGTAATAGTGAGCCATTTGTTATAGGGCGAGCAAAACAGGATATGAGGACTAACAGCCTCAACTTCTAATAAAGCATCTCTGATTTTTTCCGCTATGTGAACAATAAGATGCAGATCAGAGATTGCATTTATTTCCCAAAGAAACTCACGCACATGCAACTCTGAAACTCCGTGGCCTGCTGCAAACGAAAGTAATTTTTTATGGTCGGGACAGATGCTTGGGGAAGTTACATTCATTGAAGCTCTTTTTTTGTGAGCCTTGTTTTATTTACTCTTATTAATTTAGCAAAACCATCAAGTGATTTTATTGAGTCAAATGGCGTATTTTTCCATAACGAAACTTCTAGGGATTTGAATTTCCCCCAGTACTCATGAAGCCGTAAATGTCGTTTAGGCCCAAGGTCAGTGATGATTGGTAAAAGCAGGTTCTCTGCCCAGTATAGCTTATCAATTTCCTTGTTTAGCCTGCTTCTGACTTCAAGCACGGATACGGTGTCCTTTAACTGAAGAAACTTACAGGAGATTTGGTACATTCGGATATTGCCTACGCATTCGATTTTATTCTCAGTTCTTCGAATGATTATTGGATGTAATTTCAACAAAGTTAAAATAACTTCTCTGGGCCAATCGGCTTCTGAAATACTGGCAAGAGAGGGGTAGGGGTTCTCTAAGATTAGCTTTTTTGCGCGAGGGTGAAGTCCAGATATTTGGTTTAAGGTAAGCTCAGTCAAGAGCTCTACCTTTTTTGAATCAGACTTTTGACGCTTGTTCGAGTTCTTATCCATCATGTGACTTTAGCTGGGTATCAAAAAGTACGCAATAGTGACTTTCTATTATTATCATACGGTGCCCGAAACTGGTGTTGAGTATAGGGGTAAATGGGGTATTTAGTATCAACTAAATCTATTATATAATGTTGACATTAAACGATTAGCAACTTATGTTAACGACTTAAAACGTAGATGGCACTAGCTTGTGATGCCGGTGGTCGCGGGTTCGAGCCCCGTCGTCCACCCCATTTTTTAACACTTCAAATCATCTTTTACTAAAACACCATGAAACAACGCCAAACATAAAAACCATTCAACCCGTTTCAATTGTTTTAATCGCTGCCACATGTGGTGCTTGAAGCAGGTATTCAGGGTTTAGATCTTGTTTCGTGGGTTAATCATTTGTTAGCCATTGCAAATACTGATATATTCAAACATTCTACCCCATTACTACGAGATGAAAGGAGGGGAAGAATGCGCGAATGATGCGGCGCGCGATAAATTGTAGGTAAAAGGTGATATAAGTACAAAACATGGCTGTTGCATCATGTGCAACGCTATTACAATATACGAACAAAAAAAGCCCACTTAAATTGCTTCACAAATTCTTCTAAGTGATGCTGAAGAATGCGATACAAATTCATCAACTCACCATTGATATCATTCAGCACTTCACACTTGGATTCATCCTTGGCAAACAATAACGCAGCGGCACCACAGAATGGCTCCACATAACATGTATGTTCAGGGAACATAGGCAGGATATCTTTAACCAAACGGCGCTTGCCGCCTATCCACGGTATAATCGGTTTTGATTTCATAATTGTGAGGCTCCAGTTTTAATGTAAGCTCTCCGCGTCTGGTCAGACAGGGAAGCCTTGGCTGTGCTCACTGTTCTTGCAGTGTAGTACGGTGGTTGGGTGATGTTACAGCATCATCCAGCCGCTTCTTTTTGTTATTGTTGTGGGTTTATTTCTAAATCTAAGGTCACCATCCAGCCGCTATTCTTGTTCAGTGTATGCGTGGCCACATCCACTTCCCATACACCATTCAATCCTGAGCGCATGCCTTCAAGTGTCACCTGTGACTCAGCAATTAAACGCGCATCACCCTGTGTAGTAATTGATGCTGTACCCAAACCACGATTTAGAGATTTAAGCTTGGCTTCAGCTTCTTGTGTTGCGGTTTGTTTATCGGCAAACGGAATACGAACAACATATTGTGGCCTGCCACTTCCAACGGTCACTTTCACATCAATAGCTTGCGCAATGTCTCTATATTTTGTGGTAACCGACTGATAGTGGTCACGGTCTGCAAAAGTGATATCCCAGCCCACTAGCTGATGCTTCTGTAATGTTACTGATGGCATCCCCAAACCTGATACTGTTTTCGCTTCGCCACGTGGGACAATTAACAAATACTCATGTGAAAACTGGATGACTGCTCCGAGGTTTTTGCCTATACGATATAATAAATTATACTCGGATTCATCCAGCTGATCCACTCTCGGAATAATAATGTCTGCCAAAGCAGCAGACACTCTTGCTTTTAAACCATGTTCAGCTGCAATTGTTGCTGCCAAATCACCAAGAGAAATATTGTTCAAGCCACGTGTACGTCTTTCTTTCAAGCTATCCTTCATGTTTGCAGCCTTCGCCGAAATTGTAAGCTTTTCGGCTGTTCCTGTTGCCCGTACTTCGTCTACAACAAAAGAGCCCATATTATTCAGCTTACCATCAAAGCCTAACGACACATCAAGTGTCACGCCTTTTCTGGGCATTTCGATATAATTGCCCTGCAAATCAGGCCTATCATCAAGCACGATGTCCAGCGTGTCAGTGTCTCTACCACGCTCATCTTTGAGGGTGAGTGATACTAAACGTGAGGCAATTGCTTGGGTCACATCTTGTCCGTCTGCGGTGATTTTATATTCTGCTTTCATGGTTAGCTCCAAAGCCGTACTAGCGCTGCATCAGCGCGTGTTAAATGGTCAGGTAATATGATGGTGATGCCTGCTGGCAAGACTGCGCCGAAATCAGCCAGCCCCACGTTTGCTTCCAACACTTTCTCTGTCATGCCAGCATCATGGCCATAATGTTTAAAACACACTTCATCCACCATATCGCCTGCTTTTGTGGTGTAAGTGGCCATCAGCTATCTTCTCCATAAGCAGACAACCGAATGCGAAAGCGTTGTTTGGCAGGCACACCCCAAGCACGGATATCTGATTGCTCTTCTTCAACCCGCTCAATACACCATAATCCATGATCCACACCTAAGCCCATTGATGGCATCGCCACCATGCGCTGCGGCTCACCCGTGCCAGCCAAGGCGCGAATGATAGAAATTTGTAGCAAGCCGCCTTTCCAATTTGGGTATACCGTGCCTGATAAATCAATCACATCATCGCCTAAACCAGTGAACTGTTTGGCAGGTGCTTTGCCGAAGCGCTCCACTTTCCCCCAGCGGTATTCGGTTGTGCGTTTCAATTCTTGATAAGCCGCCGTTTCAATGGAAAATGGAAACAACCCAAGCTGCATTAACACATTCATTCGAGGTCTCCCTGATCACCCATCGCCGAGCGTGAGCGTTGCGCTTTTCTGCGTTTAATTTCGCGCTCAAATTCATCCACCAAATCGGCAGTGTTTTGTCCTGGTTGTTGTTGCATTGTAATTTGGTAGTTCTCGGTATTCGTGATTTGTGTGGGTTGTGCCATTGAAGCCACGGGCATTGCTGTGGCGATGGAGGCGGCTGCCACTGTAGCAATATGTTTGCGTGATTTCCGTCTGGTTTGCCCAGAGGAGGAGGGTGTTGTCGTTTGGTCATCGCCGCCAAATATAGAGTTCCAGGCATCACCAATAAATTCTACTTTTCCTTTAATCCAATCAAGTTTCTTGCCAAACCATTCAGATATAGATTGCCATGCTTTTTTTAAGCCTGAACTCATGTCTGTAAATGTGGTCATCCACGATGCGGTTTTTTCATTAAACCACTGGGTCACACCACTCCATGTTTCATTTAAGACTATCCCCATGCCTGTAATCACCCCACCAAACCAAGTGCCTATTGCATCCCAATTATCATAAATGAGCCACGCACCCGCTGCCAGTGTTGCAACGCCAGCGATGACCAAACCAATAGGGTTTGCCAACAATGCTGCGTTCCATAGCCATTGCGCTGCCGTAACAACGCCTATCGCTGTCGCTCCAATCATGAAAGCTGTTGCAAGCCCACCAACGACGTAACCAAGGACAGGAAACTTTTCAATACCTGTTGCGACCCATCCCATCAGTTTTACAACAGGTGTAAGCACAGCATTAATAGATGGTAATAAGGTGTTTGCCAGCGTTGTCCCAACCTGCCCAGCATTTTGTTTAAACATAAGCCACTGGCCTGATGCGGATTTTATGCGCCGCTGGTAACCTTCATCAAAAGTGCCGTCGGCCTTATCACGCACTTCAACAAAGTTTTTCTTGAGTGCATCAAGATTTGCAAGCAATGGAACAAGCGCTTTTTTGCCTTCGTCACCAAATGATTTTTGGAGCATCATGGCTTTCTCATCGATGTCCGTAATATCATCCATCGCATATTTTAAGCCTTCAAGTGTCGCAATGACATCCAATGCCCCATTATTGTCTCGTATAATTTCAAAACCTAAATCTTCTGATGCTTTAGGAAGCTGGCGCAACATGGCATTTAAACCTGTACCCGCTTGAGACCCTTTGAGCATGCCGTTGTTGATTTGACCAATCAATGCCGCCGTTTCTTCTAAACTTACATTATTTGCGATTGCACCTGATAACCCTTCTTTTAAGCCTTCACCCAATTGATTAAAGTCTTTGATTGAGAATAAGTTCTTTGTTTTGGTGAGCACATCGCCAATTCGTTTAAGCTTATCTTCAACAGAGCCTTCCATTGCTGCGCTCATGTTGGTAAACACATCCCCGATAATAAACCCCACATCGGAAGCTGAGCCTTTGGTTACAGTGGCAACCTTGGATACAATCTCCGAACCAAACTGAGCTGCCTTATCATCCAACCCAGATGAACGCAGCGCATAATCAATTTCCAACACATCAGCTTCACTCGCTAGTGATTTTTTGGAAAACAAACGAGCGTGTTGCAGCGAGGCCTGTAACCTTGCTTCGCGATTTTTGCCCGTGATGACATCACCCAACTGCATTTTCTTATCTTCCAAATCAAATGAGCCACCAATCATTCGGCTGGCTCCATAGGCAAGCCCAATAGCACCAAGAGCTCTGCCTTTAAGTGCGCCAAACCGTCCTTCAGCTCTTTGCTTTCCAGCCTGAGCTTTATTAAGACGATCAAGCTTTTTACGCGTTTTGTCGAAACTTTGGCCAAGGCGTTTTTCATCGTGGATTAAGTTGCGAGTATCAACACCTGCACCACGCATTTCTTTTCTTAACTTGTGAAGCTGATGGGTTTGTTTTTGATGAGCTTCTTTAAGGCGAGCTGACTTCTTTTTCGCCTGTTCAAAGTTTCTCACCATCTGTTTAGATGGTTTGTCTGTAGACTTTATTTTTCGTGCAAGATTGCTGACATCGTTTTGTGCCAACTTCATTTCTTGGGCGGTATTTCCAACTGTTTTCTTAAGCTGCTTGAACCGTCCAATAGAGTCGCGTAAATCTTTGGATTTAGCTAAAGAGCTGCCAAGGATTTTAACCTTTTTCGTAGCGTTAGAGAATACCTTGGCATAACTTTTCCCAAGTGCCGCCCCAACAACAAGGTTAAGCTTCAGCTCTCTATCCATTTTTACTCACTCCTTGTTTTTTCGGCTATTTTTTTGGGCATTCGTCAAGCCATAACATGAGCTCTTCAGCAGTCCATCCCCCCATTTCAGATGGTGCCCACCCCGTGTGCGTAGCGAGCACAAAACATGCTCGGCGCACCAACTGGGGCTCTAGGATAAAAAACCTTGGTAGGTCTCCTGTAGCTTCTGATAATCAGCCAAATCAAGCTCATGGATAACCTTTTCATCCACTTCACATAAATTGGCAAACATCGCCACTTCTTTTGCTCCATCGGTCGTTGCTGTTGCATCAGCAACCATCATGTCACGCACTTTGGGGCGGCGAATATTCAAAGATGAAACTTCTTGACCTTCAACCGTTACAGGATGCTCCAGTTCAATAGCTTCACTCATACCGCACCCCCTGAAGCCTTAGCTTTTTTACCTTTTTCTTCAATCTGGCGAGACGTGACCAGGAACTGCGCTTGACGATCATTCAAGGCAAGCTCGTCGCCTTTGGCATGACCACCAAAAGCCTTAAGCACCACATAAGTTTTATTGTTTGTTTGTGTATTTGACATGATCACATCCCCAACGCGCTGCGGATATCCGCAGTTTGATCGTTACCATTGATAATCACGGTATTGGTCATGACATCGATGTCGTAGATAACTTCACCGTCCAATTCCAATTTAAAGTAGCGCAAGTTCATGCTGTATTTGGTGGTGTTTTCACCCACCTTCACAGCACCAAGGTCAATCTCTTTCAAGATGCCACGCATGGACACAACCATAGGTTTGATGGTGCCACCTTCAGCTTGAATCGCACCACGGAAGGTCAACGGCACATCGCCACCTTCCACAATGCCAAACAGCTTCAGCGTTGCCCCATCAATGCCCTTGAGTGAAAAATCTGCATCGAGTTTTTCCAAGGTTCCCATAAGCAGTTCAATGGGTGCTGCCATGCCGCCGCCCTGAAATTCTTCAGTGGCAGCTACGATTTTGGGCAGCGTTAGCTCTTCGCAAAGCCCTGCCTTGCCGACACCGTCGACAAATACATTAAATTGGGTAATCCGTTCTGCTATCATTTAAACACCTCCTGAATGTAATCGTTCACCAGATGAGAGCGCATGGTGATACGTTCTGCTGGATATGGTGGGGTAAAGTCATAATCAAAAGTGACATTACCTTGTGTGATTTGTGCTGCTGTGTTGAAAGCTGGATCAACCCAAGCTTTACCACCGAGAATCACTTCACGCGCAACCAAGCTACGCAAGTAGGCATTGATGCCCTCAAGTACCTCTTCGACATATGTCTTAGTGATATTACGATCCACTGCCCACAAATGAGATTGAAGAATAGCTTCATTAATCATGTCGTTGGTACGCACCACAGAAAGGAAAGCCCACTTTGGATCAGCACTGCATGTGCGATTGCCCCAAAGCCTGAAACCATCTTGTCGAATGATGGTGGTCACTTCTTTTTCATTGAGCAAATTCGCTCGACTTGTTGCATCACCAAAGGTGAAGTCGATATCTCGCGCCAGACCAACGATACCATTGATAAGTTGATTGGATGGTGAATGCCAATAGCCACGCTCTGCATCAGATTTAGCAATCAATCCTGCTACGCGCCCTGAAGCAGGGCGAATGACATTGCTTGCCGATACTGTATCAAACACTTCAACCGCAGGATCAACGACAAACACGCGGCGTGAACCAAAGTTAGCGCGATACGCAATCGCCGCGGCATCAGTAGTATTGGTGCCATCGGCAATAATGATACCACGCAGTTTGTCAGCAATCGCAATCATATCGTTCACAACAGCGAGATCATTTGTCCAACCTGGTGCAATCAAGATGCGTGGCACAAATCCCACCTTAGTTTGTGCATCAAGCAATGCCTGAATCCCTGTTCTGAAGCCGCCAACATCTACGCCACCAATCACATTGGCTTTGGTTGCGGCGGCGGCACTAATGCCTGTGCTACTAATGCCCTCGGCAACACGAATGACAACAACCAATGCGCCAGCTTGGTCAAAAATATCATCCATGACAGCAGGCAGTGTGCCTAAGCCTGTGCCCAGTGTGTCTAGTGCCGCAGCTTCTGTGCGGCTACCTGCCACCAACACAGGTGTGTCCAGTGGGAATTTTAAAGGGTCGGCATTGGGGGCTGTGCCCACCACACCAATGATTGATGATCGTACTGCTCGAACGGGACGTACTCCATTCTGATTCTCAACAATCTCCACGCCATGTAAAAATGCTGCTGGCATAATAGCCTCCTATAATTTAGTCATTCGCTCGGGAGCATCCTGCCCCTTGCTTGTTTTCATTTCGCAAGAGCGCGGTCTTGCTGCATTTACTAAAGCCACACATCCATGTGCGGGTCATATATAATTCACTACAAGTGCGGCAATTAGCCCGACCACACCTGCGATGATGTCGTTAAGGTGTTCTCGTTTGCTGTTGGTTTTCCCGTCCAGCTTTTCTTTAATCAGCACAATGGCCATCGCAATACAAACCACGATGGTGTTTATCCATGTTGTTGATAGCGGTGTAAGCAATAGCCCATGTAGTAATGCTGTGGTGAAAAAGAAAAGCCAAAGCCCGTGCAGCTGCTTATCAATGGGAATCACGCTTAGCGTTTTATCAATCATAGTTCCGCTCATTATTTGGCACCCAATGCAGTTGCCACCGCAGTTGCGCGTGTTTTAATATCTGCAATCACAGCAGGTTCACCTTTTAGTAAATAAGGCATTTTGACCGTGCCTGCTGCAATATCTGCAAGTAAAACAACTGCATCAGCAGCCAAAGGGCTGGTGTTTGCGACAGCTTTGATTTCGGCAATCGTTGTGGCTTTGCTGATACCGTCAATCACGTGACAGTGTGCAACGAGCAACAATTGCGCTACATCAGCTATAGTGCCGAGCAGGCTTGGTATATCACCAGCGGTCTCTTGAATGACATTGCGAACATGCCCGCGTTTTATTTGCGACTGTTCGTTTGCGATAATTTGTAACGCATCAGCAATCTCTTGTTGTGTTTTCTTCATCGTCTTTTTCTCCTTCTTCTATTATTATTAAACTGTTACAACAGGCGCACTTAATAATGGGGTGATTGTTGGTTGGTGATCGTAAGACAGTATTGCGTTAAGGCTACTGACCAACACCTTGGCAGCGGGCAAAGCATCAACTGACAGTTGCGTGACAACAGCCGGAACATTTGAACGCACTGTATATGTTCGTCCGCCGAGTAAGAACACAGCAACTCCTGCTACACCTGCTCGCTCAATACCACCACAAAGTTGGTGTATACTATCTTTATAAAGCGTCGCTTTATAAAGATCGCCGTTATTTGGCCAATGGTCTAGTCGATATTCAACGCGAAGTTCGCAACCACCGAGGTTGAGACCGTCTTGATGATAGTATCCTCTTGAAATATTCACACTGTGAATTCCCGACATTCTGCTGTTCGGCAAAATAACTGGATAATAAGTATTCGGGTCGCCTTGAGTTAAATCAATCGGAAAACCGATGTGACTGATATATTTTGTATCAGCTGTTGCAAGATAGTTGTCAACTTCAAGCTCTTTGGCTGCAACTTTCGCATCAATCGCGGCCATTTTGCCTGTCACTTCAGTTGTGAGTGCATTGGCTTCTGTAGCCAATGCAGCAATTTGTTGTTCTAAAGCCATGTTATAATCCTCCGTTTCTTAGTCTTGTTTCGAGTTGAATTTGTCTTGTCATATTGCCAATGCTGGCGGTTGCAAGTTCAGCGAGTTCACCTGCAAAATTCAGGTTCAGTGATGCGCCCGTTGATAAAATAGTGATGGCGTTCGCTGGCAAGGCAGCCAATGCCAAATCAAAGGCAAGCAATAAATCCACGGAAGCAGACTTGTAAGCCAAGGCAATGCCTGTATCACTCCACACTGCCAGCAACGTGCCATCGGCTAAAAAGAAACCGACTTCGCGTACCCAAAATTGCTGAACACCTGATGCAATGGCGGTGACATGTAGTTGTTTAGCATCAAGCATTTTTCCATCGGCAATCGGCACACGCATGACTTCATTGGTTAAGCCTGTTTGCGCTGCGTTTGGCGCATAGCTGCCTGATCCGAGTGCAATATGTGTAATATTAGCCGCCAGCCCTGTGCTGCTGGCATTAAAGGCAGCTTGCAAACCTGCGTTGGTGATGAGTGGTGTTAAATCCATTATAATACTCCTAATCGTGCGACAGTGTGTACATGTGCATGCGCTGCAATTGTGAGCGCTGAGAAAGATTGAAGAGGTGCCGTGTCTGTATTTGCCGTATTGCGGTTAACCATCGTGGTTTTGATGGCACCTGCTGCGAGGCCAAGCGTGTCTTTAAATTGTGCACCTACTTTAAATGCAAAATGTCGTGAAACGGGGGCAGCTTCTTTGATGGATTGCTCAAGGTCTGCATACAACTTCTGGCTTAAAACTGCTGTGCCATCGCCAAGATTACTGTTTGCCCATGCCAGCAAATCGAATGTGCCAGCCACACCATTGGTCTGCCACCACTCACTGATTTCAACCTGCACACCCAAGGCATCCAGTGCTGTGCGCACGGCGGCGACCGTGCCTTTGCGTTGATGCACTGCAATGCTGTTTTTAATCGTGTCCCGTTTAACTTGTTCAGGCCATTGTGAGTCCCAGTTGTCCACGCTCATTGCCCAAGCCAACCAAGGCAATAAATGGGCTGGGCATGTATCCGCATTCCACACATCACGAATGTGATCAGGCACGTCATATTTCGCCGCAGTCACTTGCTCAATATCGCGCTCTAGCTTTGTGGCATTGGGTGGTAGCAATGTTTTAATCATGATATCCGCCTCAGAGCATCCATGCCCTCGGCTTTGCTTACGGCTCTGCCGCCGCACATCCATGTGCGGGTTAAGTGCCTACACATTGGTGCCTCCAATCACTACATTGATGATTGTGCTATAAGCAGCCTGATGTGGCGCAACCACAACATCAGCAACAGGGCTGGTTAGGTTTACGTTTTGTACGCCCTCAACATGAAGTGCAGCCAAAATGCCAGAGCGCGTAATGTCATGCCCCAGCCTGTTGTTTGCATCCAGATAAGCCTGCAAACGCGCATTGGCATTGGTTAATGCTAGTGTGGCATCTGGTCCTGGATAAACTGTTAATGAAGCATCAATATTGTAATTGATGATGGCAGCTGCTTGAACGGTAAGCCTATCTCCAATCGGGCGAACCGTGTCTGCTGATAATGCTGCGGTGACTTTATTGAGCAAGGCTAATGATGCTATGCCACCAGCAACACGCGATAGTATGGTTACAACCACTTCACATGGTGCAGGTGATGTGGTGCTTACATCCAATACCTCAGGGTCAGCAGATAAAGCATGGAAATCGTATGCGCCTGCTGGTCCAGCCACAGATTCACCTGTAAAAGAGAGCAAGTAACGCTTCAGCAAATCTGCATCAGATTCCATTGTTGGCGCAATCGGAGGCACAGCCGCCGCATTGCCAGCATCAATCATCAATCTTTGGATATTTCGCCAAACACAGAGGTTATCAAGGTCTGCCCCTGTTGCATGTGCAGGCATAACCGCGCGCACCGCATCATTATCACGTTGGCGGATTAATAATTCACGATAAGTATCTTGCTCAAGCAGTTTGGTTAATGGCTCTGATTCAACAGCAAGCACATCTGCAAGGGATGGATCAAGTGCAATCAACGCATCTTTGCGCTGTTGCAAAAGCGTTTCATAATCTAACACCTCAACTGCATCAGGTGCGGGGATTAATGATAGATTAATCATAGCTGCGCCGCTCATATCGCAATGCCTTCAAGCACAATGGGTTTTCCATTGATTAAATCGGTGCCTTTAATATCTAAAAGAATATGACCAGGCGTTTTCATATCCACAATCACTTGCGATAATTGAAACTCTCTTTCCCATTTTGCAATGGCTTCGGCTGTTGCATGGATAATGGCAACCATCAATGAAGGTGACATGGGTTTATCAACCAGCCCAAATAAACCAGAGCCATAAGCACGGCGTTTGACGCGTGACCCAATCGGGGTGTGCAAAATGTCTGAAATGCGTTGCTTCAGGTGCGCGCGGCCTTCCAGTGTTCTGCCTGTTGTTGCATGCATGCCTATCATCATGACACCTTATATGTGCCAGCGCTGGAACCACTGGTCACAGCCACGGCTGCATTGGCTTGAATCTCATCCACAACTGCATTGGCAATTGCCCCTGCAAATTTATCCACCCACGAATGCTGACCAAGCGAACTTGCGCCAGCTAATTCCATCTCGGCAATAATTTTGCCTTTTAAACTTGCTTTTGTGAGCGCCATCTTATTTGCCCGCCGTTACGGTTGAAGAGCCATCAGAATGAGGCAAACCTGTGAGGGCGCATATACATGCCTTGGTGACCACACCAGCTCCACCATTCAAAGCCACACTTGGCGCATCAACAGTGGCTTTGCCACCAGCCGTGACAACCACATCGGTGGTGGCATTTACGATCGCATTGTCTGCATTCACTGTTGTATCTTTATCGGTGGTGATATTTAACGTACCTGCACTTGTAATCAAAATATCCGAACCTGTTGCAGGCAAGTTAATCTTCAGGCGGTGAGCAATATCATCATATTCAATCAGGCTGCCATCTTTAAAATGAATGCCAGCATGAGCTGGATTGTTATCAGGTGCTGGGTGAGTGGTTTGATAAAGTGACTGCAAGACAAAGCCTTGTGCCAAATCACCAAAGGGTGAAAGCACAATCACTTGTTCTCCAACTTCAGGTGTCCACCAAGTACGTGTTTGACCTGCATGGCTGGTTAACCAAGGAAGTTCGGAGGTGGTCAATTCATCAATGCTCACCGTACAGCGCGCAGCATTTGCATTCACAGATGCAATCGTGGCCACACGAATAATGTTTGTCATGCGGCGTTCAAGTTCAGCAAGTGAAAAGCGGCTCATGGAAGCACCTGTTCGATTTGTTGGGCTGTTTGCACAACCACACCGCTTGGCAATACGCTGTTATCAACAGGCAATTCATCAAGGTTGATCGTTTGCTTCCAAATCACCAACCAGATTGCGTAACCATTTTTATCAGCTTCGCCAGTGGATCTGTTCTCTAATTTTTCAATTTCTGCAATATGGGTATCGTTTAAACCCCATTGATGATGACGAATCGTGAGCATGACATGTCGTGCAAGTACACGTGCTTTTTTTGCACGTTCAACCTTGTTGTTGGCATGCCGTGTTACGATATATGCACCAGTGCGGCATACAAATGCAAGCTGGCCTGTGCTGGGTTGCTCACGCGCTGGCATGCCACCCAATGGCACCATCAAAATACCACCATCTCTTGGCGCAACGTTTTTCAAAGCTTGGGCAGACAGGTCAAAAGCAAACTCTTCAACCTTGTTGATACCCGCCACGTTTTGAAGCCCTGCAACCATTGCAGCTTCGTATGCTTCAAATGTAGGCATCAGTGAAACCCTTTAAGGCTATCGGGTGAAAAAACTGGTGCGTCAGCCACAGTAATAGGGCTAGATGTTGATGGTGTAGTATCACCAGCACTATCAAGCCCCAACTGGACAACGCCTTTGGAAATTTGCTCCAAGGTTTTTACCGCTGCTTTGTATCTGGTTTCTATAGCTTCAGGTACATGATCATCATATAAATAATAACGAGCGATATCCCGCGCTAAACGCGAGATAAGAAGCGGAACAGCTACCAGCGGCAGGGTATACCGTGCTTGAAGATAACCATTGATTTCAGCATCTGCGTCCAGCAATGCAGCATCAAGCACGATATTATCAATGACGTTGTTTGCTGGGTTAGCGCGATCCGTTAACTGAATCAGCTCTTCCTCACCAAATCGATCAATCATTCCCTGTCGCGTAGCGTATGACATGTGTTACTCGGCAGCCTGAACAGGCACTGCTGCATCACGCTCAGCAGCGGTTACAGTAAATCCAAGAACATTGCTGATTGCATCCACTTTTGCCGTGTTACCATCTTTTGACCAAAGGGTTGTATCCGCTTGATCCAAAGACGAGACTGCATCGTGAATAGCTGCATGTAATGCTGCTTCAGTTTCAGGTTTAATTTTGTCTGGTGCTTTTGGTGCATCTGCCTTTTTGGTTTCGCCCAACACGCCAAGCTCAAGCAATGGTTCAGCATCTTTGGCTGGCATGTCTACGACATCACCTTCGCCATAGTCATCACCATCATATTTTAAAGGGCTTTCTACTGAATATTTTGGCATTTTTAACCTCTTATGTTTTTGGTAATAGTGAGGGGCAAAAGCCACTCTTTGTTATTGTTTAGCCAATGTTTTGAATCAGGTATCCCAAGTCAGGTGCAGCCAGCAATTCTTTCACAGATTCACCAGAACGAACGCGCTCACCGCCACGCATACCAATATCTTTATCAGGGACTGAGCCAGCGATGCGGTCACCAAATTGTGCGGTGAAGCCATAGGTTGCTGTACCGTTTGTTGTATCCGCATGTGTTTCCTGATGAATAAGGGCGATGTGTGACCCCCAAGCACGTTGAATGCTTGCGACCTGACCTTTTCGTGTTGTATTAACACGCGCTTCACCAACGATCACTTTTTCCATTTCAAACAATGACGCGATGAACTCGCGCGATGCTTGGCCTGAATCACCAGCGTTGCCATTAAAGGCTTTCACAATACTTGGATGACGTGACAGGATGGTAAAAGCACGACGACCGAGCACCATCACATTTGGGCGTAAAATCAACGAATCAGCAGCATCACCAATCACATCAATGGGCTTAGATGCTGGGTCGATAAACTGAGCCACACCTGCCAGCGCTTGTTTATTGTTAACACCATAGTTTGCAGCACCAAATACAAGGTTTGATACACGTACTTCACGATCAAGCGCAACAAGGTTTTGAATGCCTTCAACAGCACGACCTTTAGGGTTGTAGTTGGCAGGCGCGTTATCAATATCACTTTGTGGAATAGATGAATCCAAGGCATGGTCTTCTGTGGAAGCTGTTTTTTCTGTTGCCGAAAACTCAATTTCATTTGGGCGTGATTTGCGACCCACCTTTGTATCAGGAACAGTGAAACCTTCTTCAAGATTGTGCTCAAGGTATTTAAAGTCTTGCTTGCCCACTGGCACACGAGGTAATACCTCGTCTGCAATCATGCGACCGTTTTTATATGCAATCGCAATTGCGGTTAGTTCGGGTTGAATCGGAAATGGTGCTGGCATGGATAACCTCCCTTAGCCTTTAATTTGTGATGCTTGAAGATGAACAGAACCAATATCGCCCAGCACTCCGCTAGACATTGCCTGACCGACAATACGAACATTCGCGCCAAGAGCAGGTGCTGCGACAATTGCGCGACCTAGTGCATCGGAAGTAAGCAAATCTCCGCGTGTGACTACGCCGCCAAATTCGACTTCAGCGATGCCAGTCATGGTGATATCAATAGGTGATTCAGCAGCGTTAGGTACAACAGCACCTGTCACGCCGATATGCGCATCTGTGCCTAATGCAGAAGCCAAGACATGATGGTCATCCGCTCCAAATTTGACGATGCGGAAAGCAGCTACAACTGCCACGACAACAAATGCTTTGATAAGTCCAGGGTTATTCATGGGTATTTCCTCCGTTTTGTTTTTGAACATGATTTACTGCTGCTGTGATGCTTACATCACGACCAGCTACTTTTTCTGATTCTTGAAATTCCGTTGCAGCCTGTGCAATAGCACTGGCATTTTGCATATCAACAGGGGTTGGTGTTTCGCTGTGATATTCACCAAAGGAAACGATTTTAGGCTGTGCTTCAAAATAGCTTTGAATAAATGCCAACGGAGATTGTTTTACTGTTTCATCGCCTTCAGCAAAGTCGATGGTTTCGACATGCTCTAAGCCAGCCATAAATTCAATCAAATTGCTTTTATGTACAGCCAAGACTTTTCCATCGTCAATAAGGGTCTCTACGAAATCCGCACACGAAGTTCGATGTGCCTCTTGTTCGCGTGCTAAAATATTAGCTTCGCGTTGATTCAAGCCGTCTTCGCGCTCGGCAAAGTCAGTATCTTTGTTTTCTTCAGGCATATCTTTGCCCTCCTTGTTTGTTGTAGTTGTGTTCTCTGAAAATGATTCGGGGCTTGTTGCAGCATTCTCTTTAGAAGGTTGTGCTGCTTCTTCTTGAAGCAAATCAACATCCCAAGCTGGAACGGCAGCATCAGCATCATCTTTCCCGAACTTGGCAAGTATCCACTCGCGCATATTGCGCCACATGCCAGCCTCTACGCGGTCAGTCCATTCGCCGAACTCAATCGTGACCGTATCACCAGCATCTTCTTCAAAGTTGAAGTCCCGCAGACCTTTAACCGCTGGAGGTTGTGCGCCGAGAAAACCAAGGTGGCGCGGATACCAGATACCTGGTACTGGGTTTTGATTGTTATCAGGGTGATAAAAAGACATAGAACGCTTTTTGAAAGCGCCAGAATTATTCAACTCTGCAAAGTCAGGGTTTACTTGTGCTGGCTGCGCAATGAAATCATTTGCTGACACCGTAAAGGATTGAATCCAACCATAAGCTGGTGATGATCCTGTTGGATGACCAATAACAATGGGCGCTTCATGCAACTCAGGATTATAAGCCTGGGCAGATGCTTGCAGGTCATCTGCTGAGATGGTCACCTGATGACCTGCCGCTGTTGTATGTGTGCCTGCGGAAAAAGCGTGAATGGGAGTTATCGTCTGTGAAGTCATGCAGCGAATTATCGGGAGGTATGAACCATTAATACACGCGACAGATGTCGCGTGAGCTGCATCGCTATTGAAAGTCTACAGTAAGACTACGCCAAGGCGCATGTCAATATACAGCTTTAGTTAGTCTTGAGATGTTTTCATAAAAGGGCTTGGTGCAGAAAGTCTTCAGCCAAGTCTAAAATGGAATCCTGATCATGAGCATTCAAACCTAAAATGTTCCGCGCAGGGATGTTTCTGTTGTCATCACCAAAGTGCAGGCTTGCTGCGCGAATATCATTGCTGCCAACAACTGCTTCAGATGAACTTGCTTGTGCATGAAAGGAGTCCATCAGTTGACCATGCTCGACAAGTATCATGTCGCTGTTTTTTTCTTTGCGTTCGCGTGTGGATTCTTTTAAAGGTTGCCACGCCAATCCATCAGGATCAACCTGATCAGCAAAGCGTTGTTTAGTGGACTCCAGCAAGTGTTCGCCAATATCTGCAAAGAGTGGCGCCATGTTTTGATCAAGGTGCTGAATCTTTCCGAATACACGCTGAATATCGCTATCATTGACATCAATAGATATTAAATTGCTTGCGCCTGCCATGACTAACTCCTATGCTTCGATAAAGCTCATTGTGTACTAGAGGTGCCCAGAACCGTGCAATGATACACAGAGTAAAGGCTGCGCTGGGACGTGGCCTTTCTTATTTATAAGCCCCGTTTAAATAGCCGCACACCAGCACGATTCTTCTCTATTTTGTTTTTCAGCTCATCTGCACTTAATGAAGTATGTGCTGTCACACCATGCCAACCTTTGTGATAATCCATGACCACCAGTGATGTATAATCCTTCTCACCTATGGTGTAGCGTGATAAATAAACACGCTCAGTCATCGCCTTACCTTGATTCTTGTGCCAAACCATACGTGTCCACACTTCGTCGGGGTCTTGCAGGGTTTCGGCAAGCATGACAATGTCTTGGCTACGCGACCGCTTGCCTATTTTCCAGTTGCCTTGGGCGTTTTTAAAAAGCGCATCAGAAATGACAACGGCTTCACCTGTCACATCCGTAAACACTTTAGCTTGACCAATATCCGCACCAAAAGGTTTTAGAAATGCGCGCACATAATCTTCATCTTGCCCTTCTTTCATCAGAGGCATCAATTTCTTTTCATTAAATTCGCGTGGCGAAGGCATCAAATCACCAGCGACCGTTGCGGGTATAGCTTTATCAAATGCAATGGCTACTTCGCCTTTAGGTGTTGCCACATGATGATGCATCCATGCGCTGCGACCAGGCGCATAAGCAAAGCCAGCACTAATGCCTTCAGGCAAATCAATGGTGCGAGGGTTAAGCGTATTAACACCAACAAGAACTTGCCGCATTTTTATATCTGGTGTTTCACTCTGCGAAAGACCTTTTTGTCGCATCCGCGATTTGCTCAAGCCTGTTGCATAACAGCGACACCCCCAGCCGTTGGGTGGGTAATGTGTTTGCCAGAACGGGTCATCTTTAGGTAATACCAATCCTGACCACGCCACATGCTGAGGTCGTGGGTTGGTCACACCAGTAGAATGATGGTATTGCCAAAATTCAAAGTTTTGCAGCTGCTCATAACGCCCAGCGGCATACGAAGTTCTAAGATTGGTCTCGTAGATGACACGTGTACGCCAGCCACGTTCGCCATTGTATGCCCAGCCATGCTTGGCAACTGTCTTATCAAAATCTTTTCTGAACTCTGCAAGCGTGGTGCCTTGCTTAATTGCTTTTTGAATCGCTTGCTGCATATCCTCAACCAGCGCCATCTTGGTAGCACCTGCCACCACAAATGCATGATCATGATTAGACTGCCAAAGGTCTGTCCAACCACGTGTAGGTAGCGCCAGTTTTTTTCTGAAAAATGCGATTTGTGCATCAAAGGGCAACGAGCCGTACTTAACATCAGCCATAATCATTGCCTGTAATCGTGTTATAACATGTTAGAGCGGCTTTTCGATGGCTCAAACAGAGATTCACCGCATATTTGATGCTTGAGCGCCGCTGTGTCGATTTACACATCGGCTTCATCAAGCACGTTTTGCTGACCCTGAAGGTCTGCGGTGGTGAGTGCTTTTGCCATTAGCTCGGTCAAGGTTGATGTCTCCATCTCACCAAGCAATTCAGGAATGCGGTCTGCCAGCTCTTCAAGAGAACCTACTTCATCTGCCAACGCTCGCACTTGATTAATCATCACATCAGTAATCGGAACAGCTTCCACTTCCAATTGATTTGTAATCTTGTCAACAGCATCTGCTGTTGTTTCATTTTCGGCAAAAGATGCAGTACTTGCATTCACATCCTTAATGCTTGGTGTAATAGCATCACCCAATTTGATGCCATATTCTTCTTCAGCATACTTTTTATCAATATAATGACCTGATGCTTTGGATACACGTTCATCGCGCTCTGCTTTGGTATCTAAGCCTTCAGTATCAGACATATCACGCCATACTTGAGGTGGTTCAGCATTTGGGAAATTAAATATCGTAAACCAACTCATCAGTGTTTCATTGAGCGTATCACTCAACATATCTGCATCTGATTTGGCAATGCCATCTTTGACACCCTCATGTACCTTGCCAAGCGCTTGGCTTCCTGAATTACCCTGACTTGTTGTGAGCGTTTGCGACAAGACCACTGTGGTGATGGCTTGATCCATGCGATCAATAAGCTGTTCGTGTGTGCTGATGCCAGACTTGGCTGCCTGTATGAGTTCTGCTGACATGCCATCGGGTATTGCCGTTACGGAATTGGATCGCAACGCACGCAGGGCTTCCATCAACTTCTTTTTCTCTGGGTCACCAGCATTCGCTGGGTAAGTTCCTTTCACAGAGGGCGCACCAAACTTATCAATAAACTGTAGCCATAAACTCATGCCTTCACGTTTAAACCGTACTGGCCAATAAAGCCAAAAACCTAATCCTGTGCCAAAGGGGTTATCATCATCTAATCCGCCAACAGAATGCACAATAAATTTGCGTTCAGGCAAAACCTCACCATTGAGTGGTTGAGCCATCGTTTTCAAGCGCAACGAACTTTCTAAGCGCAAAGCCTTGCGTACATCCTCATATTTATTGCTGGCAGGTTTGATGGTATGCAAAGGGGCAAAGGTAAACCTTTGGCTTCGTTTTACTTTAAGGGCTGCTGGCCAGAGCATATCACCTTTCAGGCTCCAGATAACTTCAGCTACACCCCAGCCTTTGAGCAGGGACTGCAAAAGAAATTTTTCTGTCAACCTATCAAACCTGATGGAGCGAATCATTTCTTTTGCCGCAGCCGCAGCTTTCAT